GTAGTAATTAACGGAACAACAGGGATTGACAAAGTACAAGACGGTTCAATCGGAACGGCAGATATTGCCGCAGATGCAATTACGACCCCAAAGATTGCCAATTCAGTAAATCTTGGACGTAGAAATATAGTAATCAATGGTGCTATGAATGTGGCACAAAGATCAACGTCACTTTCAGGCGTTACAAGTGGGGGTTATTTAACAACAGATAGGTTTTATACTGACTTGACTTCAATAGGAACTTATACGGTTTCTCAGTCCACCGATGCGCCTTCTGGTTTTGCACACAGTTTAAAGTACCTCTGCACTACAGCAGATGCATCACCAGCATCAGGAGATGGTTTTAGCCTTCAGTATAAGATTGAAGGCCAAGACTTACAAATGCTTGATTATGGAACTTCTGAAGCTAAAAGTTTTACCGTGTCCTTTTGGGTAAAATCTAACAAGACGGGTACGGGTGCTTTTAATATTAGAAACTATGACCAAACAAGAGGTATTAATAAAAGCTATGTAATTAACTCTGCTAATACTTGGGAATATAAAACCATTACAATAGATGGAGACACTGCAGCTGGTATTTCAAACGACAGTGGTCATGGCTTATGGCTTTTATATGTTTTTGACAGTGGGTCAGGCTGGACAAGTGGCACAGCTAACGGCAACTGGGCTGCGTGGTCATGGAGTCAGATTAACGCTTTAGGGACTTTGCAAATTGGTAGGTCTGTAAATGACTACATTCAAATTACAGGAATTCAAATGGAAGTTGGCGACACAGCTACTCCATTCGAACACAGATCATACGGTGAAGAACTAACTTTGTGCCATAGGTATTTTGAACGATTGACCTATAGTAACACTCAATTTGTTTCTATAGGTGTAGCTAACACTACAACGACAGCTAACACTATGTTGTCCTATTTGCCCAAAAGAGCCAGTCCTACCATAACTTTACCCGCTGCTGGAACGTCTGGCGGGACTTTGGCCTTTCTAACAAGCACAGGAGGGTATCCCAGTGGGGTTGGTTCACTATCTGTTCAACTTCCCAGTGCAACAGGACTCGCAAGGATACATGGTAGTGGGTTCAGTGGACTTAACAATGGATCGCCGAGTGGTCTTTTTACCAGCGGATCCAGTTCTATAAGTATAGATGCGGAGATATAATCAATGGAACAAATGAACATTACATCAGTGCAATATTTATCATATAATGATATAAACACTAGTATCTGTGCCACCATAGACGGACAAGAGTTATTCGTCCCACTAGACCCATCCAATCGTCACTATGCAGAGATTTTGAAACAAGTTGAAGCTGGAACCTTAACCATTGCAGATGCAGACTAAATAGTATAAAGAAAATAGGAAAAAATATAAATGAGTAACATTGTCCTACAACCAAATTCGAGTGGAACTGGTAGCATTACCATTGCCAGTCCTAATACAAATACGAACAGAACTCTGAATATTCCAGATGCTGCTGGTAACATTGTTACAACTGGTGATAGTGGAACTATTGCTTCCTCAATGATTGCTAACGATGCAGTTGGAGATGCTCAATTAGCTGCTGGACATGGTGGCTTAAAATCTGTTCAAGTATTTACTTCAAGTGGAACATATACGAAACCATCTGGTATTACCAAACTAAAAGTTACTTGCACTGGCGGTGGAGGTAGTGGTGGTGAAGGTAAAGGTACATATAACTACAACGGTGGTGGAGCTGCTGGTGGTACTGCAATTGATATTATTGACGCATCTGGAATTTCTACTGTGACTGTGACAGTTGGCTCTGGAGGCGCAACTGTTACTGCTGGAAATGGTTCTGCTGGTAATGCTGGTTCATCTTCTTCCTTTGGTTCTTATTGTTCAGCAACTGGTGGTGAAGGTGGTAAACAAGAAGGTGGCGGGCAACCAAGAGCACAGCCTGGCGTTGGTTCTGGTGGTGTAATTAATATTGCTGGCGGTCAAGGACAATCTCAAGGTGGAGGTAATACTGTTGATGAAGCTCGTGGTGCAATAGGTGGTGCATCATTCTGGGGCGGCGGTGGTACTGGCTCAGCTGGTGGTCGTGATGATCAAGCAGGATTGCATGGTGAAGCTGGTAGAGCATATGGTTCTGGCGGTGGTGGTGGTGGCCATTCAGGCAGTGGCAATGTTTTTGGTAACGGTGGTGCTGGAAAAATTGGCATAATTTATATTGAGGAGTATGCATAATGAAAGCGCTTATTCTAGATGGTAAAGTTGTAGATTTACACGAAAGTGGATTTGAAGTTCATTCGTCTATGTCTTGGGTAGATTGTGATGATAATGTTGCAATAGGTTGGACTTATGATGGTTCAAAATTCACAACTAATGAAGTTACTCTAACTGCCGAAGAAAAGTTACATGAAGTAAGAAAAGAAAGAAATCAAAAGCTTGTAGAAACAGATTGGGTTGTCACTATGCACAAAGAGAAGGGAACAAACATTCCTACTGCTATGAAAACATACAGACAAGCTCTTAGAGATATAACAGATGGTGCAACATCACTGGATGATGTAACTTGGCCGGAGAAACCATAATGAGTACAATTCAAACAAACGCAATCGTTGACGCTTCTGGCGGTAATACTGCAACAGTAAACGGTGTTACTCCTAATACTCATTCAGTAAGAGGTCGCAATCTTATTATCAACGGCGCTATGAATGTGGATCAGAGAAATAACGGTTCAGCTATTTCTTCTTTAGTTCAATATACCACTTACACAGTAGATCGTTGGAATTATTATGGAGATCAAGCATCAAAGTTTAGTTTTCAACAAAATCAAGGAAGTGTGACACCACCAGTTGGGTTTATAAATTATGCTGGGATTACAAGTCTTTCTGCATTTACACCAGGCGCAAATGAAACCTTTTCTTTAAGCCAATACATTGAGGGTCAAAATATAACATCTTTGGCTTGGGGTACTTCTGATGCTAAAACTGTTACACTATCATTTTGGGTTCGTTCTTCATTAACTGGAACTTTTAGTGGAACATTAACTGGTGGGCAAAAATATATTTTTAACTATACAATTAGTGCTGCTAATACATGGGAACGAAAGACAATTACAATAACTGGATCTACCAGTGGTACATGGGCATCTAACAATACCTCTGGAATAAGAGTTTACTTCACTCTTGGTTACGGTTCTTCACAAACTGGAACATCAGGCGTTTGGGCAGCTACTGGTGCTGGTATTGCAACTTCTGGTTCTGTGAATGTGGTATCTAACAATGCAGCAACATGGCAAATCACAGGCGCAAAATTAGAGGTTGGCAGTGTGGCCACTGAATTCGATCACAGGTCGTATGGGGAAGAGCTTGCATTGTGTCAGAGGTATTATGAAATAATAGGTAATTGGGCCAGTACTTCTCAATTTTATGCCTTTCCTATATTTAAATCTAGAAGTGCGTCTATAGGGATTCCTGTACATTTTCGAGTACAAAAAAGAGCGATCCCCACAATAACATCGTATGATCGTTTGGGTACTACAACAGGTGTATTTACTCAAATATCTAATGGTACAAACCTTGCTATTCAATTTGGGCCTTCATCTGATGTTAACGGAGTATATCGTACTCAACACGCAACTCAGCCCGTAGCTGTCACTGAAAGTGCTTACGGACTTAAAATTACAGTGGATGCAGAACTATGAATATAACATCAGTAATAAAACATATGGATGATGAAACACATATACTTATGTGCGTTATTGACGGACAAACCATTTGCGTCCCACTAGATCCAGCAAACAGGCATTATGCAGAGATTTTGAAACAAGTAGAGGCAGGGGATTTAACTATCGCTGCCGCAGATTAAGTTATGTTATGTCAAATTATGAACACTACCTTGGAAATCCACTACTAAAAAAATCTAATGTCCCTGTAAACTGGACAAAGGATAACATTTTAGAGTATCAGAAGTGTATGGAAGACCCCATATACTTCATCAAAAACTACATCAAAATTGTATCACTTGATGAGGGACTTGTTCCCTTTTCTATGTATGATTTTCAAGAAGAAATTGTAAACACAATACACAACGACAGATTTACTATCTGTAAGTTGCCTCGACAGTCTGGTAAATCTACCACACTTGTTTCTTATATCCTACATTACGTTTTATTTAATTCAAATATGAATGTTGCCATCCTCGCCAACAAAGCGGCGACTGCAAGAGATATTCTTGGACGTTTGCAACTTGCATACGAGAACCTACCCAAGTGGTTGCAACAAGGAGTTGTCTCTTGGAATAAGGGCTCAGTGGACTTAGAGAACGGTAGCCGAGTAGTTGCCTCTTCTACATCCTCATCTGCTGTTCGTGGTGGTTCTTACAACATGATATTCTTGGACGAATTTGCATTCGTTCCAACTAACGTAGCAGAGGACTTCTTTAGTTCTGTTTATCCTACAATCTCATCTGGTAAATCTACAAAAGTTATTATTGTATCTACACCTAACGGTATGAACTTATTCTATAAGTTGTGGGTAGATGCAGAGAACAAACGTAACTCTTATAATATTATTGATGTTCATTGGAGTTCAATTCCTGGCAGAGATGATAAATGGAGAACGGAAACCATTGCAAACACTTCTGAAGAACAATTCAGAAGAGAGTTTGAATGTGAGTTCTTAGGTTCTGCAAATACATTGATTGCGCCTGCAAAGATAAAATCTATGGCCTTTGTTAATCCTATTACATCTAATGCTGGATTACAAGTTTATGAAAAACCAGAACAGGGACATATATACACACTAATTGCTGATGTGTCAAGGGGTACTAGTAATGATTATTCTGCATTCTTAGTATTTGATGTGACAACAGTTCCTTATAAAATTGTTGCAAAGTATCGTGACAATGAGATTAAACCAATGTTATTCCCTAATATTATCCATGATGTTGCAAAAGCATACAACATGGCATACACTATGGTTGAAGTAAATGATATTGGTGAACAGGTTGCATCTGCCTTACAATTTGACTTGGAGTATGAGAACCTAATAATGGCAAGTATGCGTGGGCGTGCAGGTCAAGTCGTTGGAGGTGGTTTTAGCGGTGGAAAAGCGCAACTTGGGGTACGGACAACAAAGGCTGTAAAAAAGATGGGTTGTTCCAATATTAAACAAATCATTGAGACTGATAAACTAATTATCCAAGATTATGAACTGATAAATGAATTTTCTACATTTATTCTCAAAGGACAGTCTTATGAGGCAGAAGAAGGACATTGTGATGACCTTGCAATGTGTTGTGTATTATTTGGTTGGTTAGTCCAACAAACTTATTTTAAAGAGTTGACAGACGATGATATTCGTGCTAGAATGTTTAATGAAAATCAGTATCAACTAGAACAAGACATGGCTCCATTTGGGTTTATTGTAGATGGAGTAAATGATTACGAACAGAGTGTAACTATTGATGAGTATGGAACAAGGTGGAGTCCAGTAGTACGTCAATACGACTCAGATTGGTAGAGAATTTAAAATCCCTACATAATATCAGTTATATCGTTTTCTAGTTTTAAGTAACAGTTTGCACAGACAATTTTAGAATTATCAATAAGTTTTTTAACTTCAGTTCTAGATTGTTCGTTCAAACCTTTTCTTTTAGTTAGTTTACGAACTTCCCTTTCGTGGGGATAAAATTGGAGACAGGCCGTTTCAGATTCACCACAGTAATTACAGTACTTATCCCCAAGATATTCATTAACCCATATCTTGCGAGCCCTGTAATTACGTTGAGATACCCTTTTAATGGTGTCTTTGTATTTCTGATAATGCTTCGACATAGTATTATTTATGTGTTGCCTGACCTATAAAATTCTAAATGAAAGATGGGTTTTTTATAAATATCTGTGTAAGTTTGGAAAACTTTAATAATGACTTATCCATAAGGAGAAACAAAAGATGGCATTTCAAGTATCCCCTGGCGTTCTCGTTAAAGAGGTAGATTTAACTAATGTTGTTCCCGCTGTTGCAACTTCAATCGGAGCTATTGCTGGTCACTTCACGACTGGCCCAGTAGCAGAAGTTGTTCCCATCGGTTCGGAACAAGAATTAGTAGAAATCTTTGGTAAACCAACCTCTGATAACTACGAGACATGGTTCACAGCCGCCAATTTTTTACAATATACAAATAGCCTTCGTGTTGTTCGTGTTGCGATGACAGGAGCTAAAAACGCAACTGCTAATGACGCTGGTTTAACGATTAATAACGAAGACGTTTATGACGCAAGCTATTCTGGTGGTCAAGGATCTGTTGGTTCTTGGGCAGCTAAAAACACTGGTGCATTAGGTAACGCACTTGCTGTTTCAGTTTGTACATCATCAAATGCGTTTGAACAAACATTCACAGGTTCTGCTGGTACACTTGGTGTAACAACTGGTACTCCTGCTGCTGGTGCAACTACTGTTGGAGTTGATAACGGTGGTGGTTCTGCTGGTGACGGTGGTGCTGCATTCTCAGTAGGCGATATCGTTCACTTCAGTGAAGCAGACGGTTCACAGTATGAAGTTACTGCAATTTCTACTGACAACTTAACTATTAAACAATTAGATAATCCTAACGGTGGTGGACTTAAATCTGCTTTGACTGCGGCAACAACTGTTCGTAGACGTTGGAGATTTTATGATTTGTTTGACGCTGCTCCGGCAACTTCGCCTTGGGCTGCAGATAGAAATCTAACTTTAGATGAAATGCACGTTGTAGTTTATGACGCAACTGGTGGTATCACTGGTTTTGATGCTGATATCGGTGGTCAAAGAACACTTTCTGTTATTGAAACATATGCATTTGTATCTCAGTCTAATAACGCAAGAACACCACAAGGTGGAACTAACTTCTACGCAAACGTAGTTAACACTGGTTCAAGTTATGTATACTGGATGGATCACGGCGCTAATATGGCAAATATTGGTACTACACCTGTTTCTGGTACTGCATTTGCTAACACCAATTTAAACGGTGCTGGTGTCTTGGTTGATGCATTAGGTGGTGGTACAGATGGTACTGCAAGTCCTCTTGCTGCTACTGTTGGTGAACTTGATCTTGCATACGACCTTTTTGCAGATTCAGATACAGTAGACATTAACCTAATTATGTCAGGTGCATGTCCTGCTGGTACAAACGGAGTAACACACGCAACAAATATCATCGACCTTGCAGAATCAAGAAAAGATGTTGTTGCATTTATTTCACCTAGAGCTGCAGATGTAGTTGGTGTCACAACAAGTGCCGCTCAAACAACTAACGTCAAAGGTTTCTTTGATGGACTTGCAAGTTCTTCATACGCTGTTTTCGATAGTGGTTGGAAGTACATGTATGACAAGTACAATGATGTATATCGTTACGTTCCATTGAATGGTGATACGGCAGGACTTGCTGCAAATACTGACAATGTTGCTGACCCTTGGTTCTCACCAGCTGGTTACAACAGAGGACAGGTTCGTGGTGCAGTTAAACTTGCTTATAACCCAACAAAAGCACAAAGAGATATCCTATATCCTGCTCGTATCAACCCTGTTGTTACATTCCCAGGCCAAGGTACAGTTCTCTTCGGTGACAAAACTGCTCTATCAAGACCAAGTGCATTCGACAGAATTAACGTCCGTAGATTGTTTATCGTTCTTGAGAAAGCAATTTCTACTGCTGCAAAATTCCAACTCTTTGAATTTAACGATGCGTTCACACAGGCACAATTTAGAAACCTAGTTGAACCATTCCTCAGAGATGTACAGGGACGCAGAGGTATTACAGACTTCTCAGTTGTTGCAGATGAAACGAACAACACAGGCGAAGTAATTGATAGAAATGAGTTTGTTGCAGATATCTTCATCAAACCAGCTCGTTCAATTAACTTTATTCAACTTAACTTTGTCGCAGTAAGAACTGGTGTGGCATTTAGTGAGATAGGAGGTTAATCATGGCTAGTATTGACGATTTCAAATCAAATCTCCGTGGCGGTGGTGCAAGAGCTAATCAGTACCGTGTAATTATGAGTACGCCAGGAGCAATTGCAACTGGATTAGATGCAACTAGAACACAATATATGGTAAAGGCAACATCGTTGCCTGGCCAAACAATTCCAGAAGTGACTGTTAACTTTAGAGGAAGACAATTATTCCTTGCTGGTGACAGAACATTTGAGACATGGACAACTACAGTAATCAATGACACTGATTTCATGGTTCGCAACGCAATGGAGCGTTGGATGAATGCAATTAATGATCTTGAAGAAAATACTGGATTGACAAATGTTTCAGATTACACTGCTCAATTAGTAGTACAACAGTTGGATAGAGATGACAGAATTTTGAAGAGTTATACTCTAAGAAACTGTTGGCCAACTATAATCGCTCCGATTGAGTTGTCATATGACACTGTAAGTGATATTGAATCCTTTGATGTAACTTGGAGATACACAAGTTTCTCCGCTAGTTCGGTATAAGTAACCTTTTTAAAACCTACTAAATAGTTGGGTAAAATTAGGAGAATTATAGTATGGCTGAACTTTTTGGTTTCAGAATCACAAGAGCAAATCAGGATGGGAGTAGTGATGCGTTCACTGCTCCCTCTACTGATGACGGCACGTTTGATGTAGTATCTGGTGGAGGACATTACGCCTCTATCCTAGATATGGATGGGCGTGAGAAAAACGACCTTGACTTGATTCGTAGGTATCGTGATATTGCACAACAACCAGAGTGTGATAGTGCAATTGAAGATATTGTGAATGAGGCGATTGTATCAGATGAACGTGATCAATCAGTCTCAGTCTCCCTCGACAGGTTAGAACTTTCTCCAAAAATCAAATCTAAAATTCGTGAAGAATTCAATGAAGTCCTAAGACTTATGGATTTCAATGCAAAAGGACACGATATTTTTAGACGTTGGTATGTGGATGGAAGACTCTATTATCATAAGGTAATTGACACAAAGTCTCCTCGAAAGGGGATGCAAGAAGTTCGTTACGTTGACCCTCGTAAAATTAAGAAGGTCAGAGAACAACGAAAAGAAAAAGATCAAAAGACAGGATTGGATATGGTTAAGTCCATTGAAGATTTCTATCTTTATAACGAAAAAGGTTTAGACGGTGCAGCTGGTACTTCCAGTGGAGTAAAGATTACTTACGATTCTATTGCATACTGTCCATCAGGACTTGTAGATATGCACAAGGGTACAGTACTCTCACATCTAAACAAAGCAATTAAACCTGTCAATCAGTTGCGTATGATTGAAGATGCATTAGTAGTATATCGCATCTCTCGGGCGCCTGAAAGACGTATCTTCTACATTGATGTTGGTAACTTGCCTAAGATGAAGGCAGAAGCATACCTCAAAGATGTGATGAATCGTTATCGTAACAAAATGGTATACGATGCACGAACTGGTGAAATCAGAGATGATAGAAACCACATGTCTATGTTAGAAGATTTCTGGCTACCTCGTAGAGAAGGTGGTAGAGGAACAGAGATTACAACTTTGCCAGGCGGTTCAAACCTTGGTGAGATTGATGATATTACATACTTCCAAAAGAAACTGTATCGTTCATTAAACGTACCAGTATCTAGACTTGCAGAAGAATCAGGTTTCCAAATTGGACGCTCTGATAACATTACAAGAGATGAGTTAAAATTTACTAAGTTTGTACAGAGACTTCGCAAGAAATTTGCAGTACTGTTCTCAGACTTATTGAAAACACAACTTGTTCTAAAAGGTGTTATCGCAGTTGAAGAATGG